AACGGGGTGCGACACAACTCTAAGTTGACGCATCCGCAGCTGAACGTTTACCCAAACCGTCAGGCTGGCTGTCGAAACCGCCAGATGTTCGTATTGAACGGGATCGCTGGTGGTGAGAGGACATTAAAATTGAATGATCCAGATCTCAATACACTTAAAACGGCATTACTTGAAAGAGTCTTCTACCATAAAGTTGATGGAGAGTACGTGGAGGTTGCAGAGCCAGATGAGGGACACGTAAACTCTGTCTTGAAGAACTTTAGACGCAAGGTAGTATCTTATATCGGTGTGGCCTCCCCGGTTTCCCCTCAGCAATTCGCTGAGATGTACAAGGGACGTAAGCGCACCATATATGACCAAGCAGTGGAAGTCTTCCTCACCCAAGGGGTGCGGCGTGCAGACGCCTATATGGATAGTTTTGTCAAGTGTGAGAAAGTACCTAGTGATAAATCCCCGCGTTGTATCCAGCCTAGGAGGCCTGTATATAATGTAGCAGTGGGTAGATATCTTAAACCAATAGAGCATGCGTTGTACAGAGCTATACAGCATGTTTTCGGTAGCGCGACCCCTGTAGTGGTGAAAGGGTTCAACGCTGTTGAAACAGCTGATATTATTAGACAGAAATTTGAAAGCTTTGAAAGAACTGCTTGTGTTGGACTTGATGCCTCAAGATTCGACCAGCATGTCACACAACAAATGCTCAGATGGGAGCACAGCATCTACAATTCAATTTTCCAATCAAAGGAGCTGCGAAAGTTGCTAACTTGGCAGGTAGACAATGTTGGATTTGGTAGATGTGATGATGGAGAACTTAGGTACTCCGTCAAAGGCAAGCGTTGCAGTGGTGACATGAATACCGCTCTTGGTAACTGCTTAATAATGTGCGCAATGGTATACGCCTACGCAGAGGAAAAAGGTATTAAAGTAGATCTCGCTAATAATGGAGATGATTGTATGGTGTTCATGGATGCTGGTAAGGTGAAACACTTCAATCAAGGACTAAACGAGTGGTTTGGGCAATTGGGATTCGTGATGACGGTGGAACCGACCGTCTATGATCTGCATGAAATTGAATTCTGCCAAACCCGACCTGTGTATGGTGCACACGGTCTAGTCATGTGTCGCAACTTCGAGAAGGCTCGAGAAAAAGACTCCATTTCAACAACCCCATTCGACTCTCCAGCCGCTGCATTAAAGTGGTTAGGGGCAATCGGGGAAGCTGGACTAGCACTGACTTCAGGTGTTCCAGTTTTCCAAAGCATGTATAGTTCGTTTATACGACACGGAGCACCTAGTAAAATAACCAAAAGTGTTGGTTGGTATACAGGAATGATGATGATGGCTCAAGGTTTGCCCAGTAAGTGGGAACCTGTGTCAGACGAGGCTAGATACAGCTTTTATGTGGCGTTTGGGATCACACCTGATGAGCAGGTTGCTCTTGAGGAATACTATGATGGGTGGCAGTTTGATGCTAGTAGTATTCAGTTTGATCAAGAGCTAGAGGATATTGACTCTGCTCCCTTCTAATATAACGATATTGGGAATTTATTACATTGAGTTTAATTAACAATTCAAAATGGTCAAGAAACAAAATAAAAATCAAAATAAAGCAAAAAGACGCAAGCAGGGTGTCCTTGGGATGCCTTCTAGATTTCCCCGAGCCTTCGGAGATGAATTTAACATGCCATTCAAGTTCACAGAGCTGCTCACTATACCAGCTGGATCATCTACAGCTAAGAGGCTATATGTGCTGGGAAAAGGTACAAGCACAGGAGATTATGTTTTCTTCAATAATGTTTGTGCTGCCTTCCTAGCAAATTCAATCTATACCACTCGGTGGATGATTACAGACTTGAAGGTGCAAGTTCGTGCCACAGGCGTTGGGGGGTCTAGTAACACGTTTATAGCAGCTAGTTACATACCATCCAACACTACACTAGACAACCCGCCGGTATCATTGGCAGAAGTGTCACAGTCCATGCACTATGCTGAGTCATCTCTTGGCACTGTCGGAAATTTTGCCGTTAATCCTCCTGAATACTTCAATGATTGGAGGCAAGTGACTGACAATGACGATAGCGATTCCCAATGTGGGTTAATTCAAGTTTATGGAAGTGGTACCCCTGGATCTGAAGGAGTGACAGCTGGGGCTATTACTGTTAGTGGCAGATTGCACATGAATGGCTTGCGTTTATAAACATCGAACCAGAATTAAAATTCTTTTTCCTCTGCCTTAGCTAGGGATCGCAGACCCTATTTACAAAGCTGCGCTAATCTGGTAAGAAGAAGTTGCATTACAAGTGCACTGGTTGTAGATCAATTTAATAAGAGGTGCTGGACCTCACAAAATATAAAAATGGGGAGAAGTTGTTGGCGTTAGGTTGAGTCTAGAGGTGAAGACCCGCTGACCACGGCTTAGTAACACTAAAACTACACAACAATGAACTTCCAATGTTTGCATAGTATATTCTTTCTTTCATTTGTTAGTACTTTTTCACCGGTGGGATGACATCCACCGGGATTGGGAACTCATCAGAGATGAGTTGGTTGGGGTTCACACTGCGAGGTGTGAGGGCTACCCGCGAACATGTCAGCTTTATGCAC